AGACGCCGGGAGGCGGCGCTGGCAAGCAGCTGACCTGCACTGCAGTTCATGTCGTTGGCCAGCGCCCATACCGGCTTTATGTCACGCACACGGGCGATGATGTCAGCACAGTCAAATGCCCCCGCCACCATCCCGCCCGGTGTGTCCATATCGAGCAGAATGCCGTCCACCATCGGATCGCTGGCAGCCTGTTGCAGACGGGCGATAATGCCGTTGTAACCGGTCATTCCCGAATACGGCTGCAGCGCCCGCGTCCGGCTGACCAGCGTACCGGACACCGGCAGCACGGCGATGCCGTTCATGACCTGATAACTGCGGGCCTGTCGTGGTCCGTCATCATCACCGGATAACGCCAGCGCCGCGGGTGCCTCTCCGGCAGTCAGGCTGTCGCCGGATACTGCATCCGTCAGGCGACTGATCCCAAGCTGGCCTGCAAGCGCACAAAAGAAAACCCGCGCATAGGCGGGTTCAAGCATCAGCGGCTCATTAAAAGCCATGCTGGCAATATGCGGGAGATTACGCAGCTCTGCTGTCACTCTTCTCCTCCTCTGTTGATTGTCGCAGTCCGGATTCAAATGCCGCAGCCGCCCAGGCGGGCGGTTTAAGACCGGCTGCGCGGCGCTCCATCGTTTCACGGACCTGCTGGGCAAAAATTTCCTGATAGTCGTCACCGCGTTTTGCGCACTCTTTCTCGTAGGTACTCAGTCCGGCTTCTATCAGCATCACCGCTTCCTGTACTTCTTTCAGACCATCGATGGCCATACGACCGGAGCCTATCCAGTCACAGTTCCCCCAGGCGCTGCGGGCTTCCTGAAAGCTGAAACGCGCTTTTGAAGGTAACGTCACCACGCGGCGAACGATGGCCTCTTCCAGCCAGCACAGAAACATCTGGCTCGCCTGACGGGATGCGACGAATTTTCGCCGCCCCATAAAGTACGCCCACGACTCGTTCGCACTGGCCCGTGCCGTGGAGTAGCTCATCTGGGCGTAATTCCGGGAAAGCTGCTCATACGAGACACCCAGTCCGGCAGCGATATACCGCAGCAGTGACTGCTCAAACACGGAGTAGCCGTTATCCGTGTCCTGAGCCGTCTGCAGGTTCAGAGAGTCACCCGGCATCAGGTGCGGCACTTTTGCGCCTCCCAGCCGGACCGGCGCGGCGGCGTAATACGCGGCAATTTCACCAATCCAGCCCGTCAGCTTGTCCCGCTGCTCATTACTGTTCGCGCCAAGAATAAAATCCATCGCTGACTGCGTATCCAGCTCACTTTCAATGGTGGCGGCATACATCGCCTTCACAATGGCGCTCTGCAGCTGCGTGTTCTGCAGCGTGTCGAGCATCTTCATCTGCTCCATCACGCTGTAAAACACATTTGCACCGCGGGTCTGCCCGTCCTCCACGGGTTCAAAGACGTGAATGAACGAGGCGCGCCCGCCGGGTAACTCACGGGGTATCCATGTCCATTTCTGCGGCATCCAGCCAGGATACCCGTCCTCGCTGACGTAATATCCCAGCGCCGCACCGCTGTCATTAATCTGCACACCGGCACGGCAGTTCCGGCTGTCGCCGGTATTGTTCGGATTGCTGATGCGCTTCGGGCTGACCATCCGGAACTGTGTCCGGAAAAGCCGCGACGAACTGGTATCCCAGGTGGCCTGAACGAACAGTTCTCCGTTAAAGGCGTGCATGGCCACACCTTCCCGAATCATCATGGTAAACGTGCGTTTTCGCTCAACGTCAATGCAGCAGCAGTCATCCTCGGCAAATTCTTTCCATGCCGCTTCAACCTCGCGGGAAAAGGCACGGGCTTCTTCCTCCCCGATGCCCAGATAGCGCCAGCTTGGGCGATGACTGAGCCGGAAAAAAGACCCGACGATATGATCCTGATGCAGCTGGATGGCGTTGGCGGCATAGCCGTTATTGCGTACCAGATCGTCTGCGCGGGCATTGCCACGGGTAAAGTTGGGCAGCAGGGCTGCATCCACACTTTCACTCGGTGGGTTCCACGCCCGCAACTGCCCACCAAATCCGCTGCCACCGCCGTGATAACCAGCATATTCGCGCAGCGATGTCATGCCGTCCGGCCCCAGAAGGGTGGGAATGGTGGGCGTTTTCATACATAAAATCCTGCAGGTCCCCTGCGTCGCTGTGTCATGCCGGTCTGCACTTCCAGCTCTGCAATATATTTTTTCAGGTCAGACACGGAAGTGGCCGTAAACTCCACCCTTCGTCCGTCTTTCTGTACTGTTGCCACCCGTTTACCTGTCATCAGGTCATGCAGTGCCGCACGGGCAGCGGCAAGTTCTTCCTGTCGCGTCATTCATCCTCTCCGGATAAGGCACGGGCGTAATCTGCCAGTGTTTTCTTGTTGGTTGCTGCACCATCCTCTTCCTGCAGGCTCGCCAGCAGCGCACTGAGATCCAGCTGCCAGCGGGAAATACTGATGCGCAGCGCCGCCAGCGCATAAACGAAGCAGTCGAGAGCCTCATTGCGTCGTTTTTTGCTGTCCCACAGTATTTTTTTCCTGCCATCCACCCATTTTTCGACCTGCTCTTCAGCTGTCAGCTGCTGCGCTTCGGTCAGATCAAAAATATCCGGGTTATTCGGGAAGTGAACGGCACCGGGAAGCGGTTCATCCCCTTCCGGCGTCAGTGTGAAGCGGTTATAAATCTGCTCTTTCGCGGTATCCGTACCAATTTCGGTAAGGTAAACCCCGTTTTTGTTTCGCTTACGTGGCATGCTGGCCACCGGCTTTCCGTAGACGGATGCCCCTTTAATGGGGATCACCCGGAACAGCCCATGCTTTTTCGAGCGTTCATACACAATGGTCGGGTCAATCCCGCCAATATCCCAGCAGATACGGGATACCGACATTTCTGCACCATTCCGGCGGGTATAGGTTTTATTGATGGCCTCATCCACACGCAGCAGCGTCTGCTCGTCGTCGTGGCGGCCCATAATAATCTGCCGGTCAATCAGCCAGCTTTCCTCACCCGGCCCCCATCCCCATACGCGCATTTCGTAGCGGTCCAGCTGGGAGTCGATACCGGCGGTCAGGTAAGCCACACGGTCAGGAACGGGCGCTGAATAATGCTCTTTCCGCTCTGCCATCACTTCAGCATCCGGACGTTCGCCAATTTTCGCCTCCCACGTCTCACCGAGCGTGGTGTTCACGAAGGTTTTACGTTTTCCCGTATCCCCTTTCGTTTTCATCCAGTCTTTGACAATCTGCACCCAGGTGGTGAACGGGCTGTACGCCGTCCAGATGTGAAAGGTCACACTGTCCGGCGGCTCAATCTCTTCACCGGATGACGAAAACCAGAGAATGCCATCACGGGTCCAGATCCCGGTCTTTTCGCAGATATAACGGGCATCAGTGAAGTCCAGCTCCTGCTGGCGGATGACGCAGGCATTATGTTCGCAGAGATAAAACACGCTGGAGGGATCATCCGGCGTCCATTTGAGGCCAAACGGCGTCTCTTTATCGCCAAATTTAAGGTACTGCTCCTCCCCGCAGTGCGGGCAGGCAACATGAAAACGCATAAAATGCGGGGATTCACTGGCTGCACGCTCAATCTGACAGGTGCCTCTCACTTTGGGCGTGGAGCCACGGATGGACTTTGGCCAGACCGAGCCTTCAATACGCTTATCGCCCAGGAACGTCGGAGAGCCTTCCTGTTCAATATCCTCATCAAAGGCAGCAAGTTCATCATAACCCGCCACATCCACTGACTTTTCACGGTAGTTTTTTGCCGCTTTACCGCCCAGGCACCAGAAACCACGCCCATTGGTGAAACGCTTCATGGTGAGCGTGTTATCCCGGTGCTTTTTGCCATACCACGGGGCCAGCGCCAGCAGCGATGGAATATCACGGATGGTCGGCTCGACGTGGGTTTTCATAAAGTTCTCGGCATCGCCATCCGTCGGCAACCAGATAAGGGTGTTGCGCTGCTTATGCTCTATGAAGTAGGCATAAACACCCAACAGCATTTTGGAATAACCAACACGGGCAGACTTCACCACATTCACCTCGCGGATGTAGTCGCTGCCCATCGCATTCATGATGGCCCGCTGAAAGGGCAGTGTTTCCCAGCGCCCTTCCTGGTATGCGGATTCTTTCGGGAGATAGTAATTGGCATCCGCCCATTCAACGGCGGTCTGTGGCTCCGGCCTGAACAGTGAGCGAAGCCCGGCGCGGACAAAATGCCGCAGCCTGTTAACCTGACTGTTCGATATATTCACTCAGCAACCCCGGTATCAGTTCATCCAGCGCGGCTGCTTTGTTCATGGCTTTGATGATATCCCGTTTCAGGAAATCAACATGTCGGTTTTCCAGTTCCGGAAAACGCCGCTGCACCGACAGGGGGATCCCGTCGAGAATACTGGCAATTTCACCTGCGATCCGCGACAGCACGAAAGTACAGAATGCGGTTTCCACCACTTCAGCGGAGTCTCTGGCATTTTTCAGCTCCTGTGCGTCGGCCTGCGCACGCGTAAGTCGATGGCGTTCGTACTCAATAGTCCCTGGCTGGAGATCTGTCTCGCTGGCCTGCCGCAGTTCTTCAACTTCCCGGCGCAGCTTTTCGTTCTCAATTTCAGCATCCCTTTCGGCATACCATTTTATGGCGGCGGCAGAGTCATAAAGCACTTCATTACCCTTGCCACCACCCCGCAGAACGGGCATTCCCTGCTCCTGCCAGTTCTGAATGGTACGGATACTCGCGCCGAAAATGTCAGCCAGCTGCTTTTTGTTGACTTCCATTGTTCATTCCACGGACAAAAACAGAGAAAGGAAACGACAGAGGCCAAAAAGCTCGCTTTCAGCACCTGTCGTTTCCTTTCTTTTCAGAGGGT